CGAATGAAGAACTTGCTCAACTATTCATAATAGTGTTATCAAAGGATAACATTGACCAGTTTATTCAACACTTCAAGATTGATATTGAGAAAAAAGAACAAGAAAAAATATCAAGAATCAAGAAAAAGAAGTGTAACACTATAACCTTTGGAGGTAAAAGTATTTATGGTACTTTGATAGATATAGCCTGCGAACGCTATGGCTGGACTATGGACTATGTTGTATGGGGTATTAGTTATGCCAACCTGCATATGTTACTTAATGATTACATAACATCTATATACCTTACTGACGACGAGATAAAAAAATATCATATATCTACGGACCGAACATTTATAAACGGGGACGATCCTAAAAATATGGATAAAATAAAAGGAATGAAGTGGGACTAAAAATAATATTAATCCCCTTATCCATATCCAACGTTATTAAGCATTCTGCTATAAATTTATTTTAATGCATCCTATTAATAATGTTCCACAATGTACACTGTTTTCTTATAAAGGGATAGTATCAATATGAATGATTTCACCATTTGTACCAATATCTATCGTCCAACATATCACGTCATTATAATTAGTCCATGCCCCAATAGATGGCACTTGAATTGTGGCATTTTCAAGTATTTGATAATAAACCTTTTCTCCAATATATATATAAAAGAAATTCAGAGGATATTGTTTTGCGCTTCCTTTTGTAGCAGATTTTATTCCAGAATTATATGTATTAAATGACATTGTAATATTACCAAAATATGGAGCATTAAATGTATATGATTTTCCGCTCAAAGTATTGTTTTTAGTAGATGGAGTCTTTTTGACTTTTGTAAACGATATACTTTTTGTTTTTTTATTTCCATATAAATCTTTATAGTCGATATTCACTTTAAGCAAATCATCTGATACTTCTTCAACTGTATAAATTGTTGTCCTATTAAAATAGGAATTTTGACATGATACTATATTTTTGGATTGAGTATAATCACCGCTATCTATAAACTCATCTGCAATATATGCCGAATAGAATCCATCATTTCCAAATGACACTACATAATTTTCACTTTCCCAAACACCTATAATTAGTGATTTCGTATCATCACTCGTCGATCCGGGTTCTCCGTCCTCCGTTCGTGCACATGATTGTAAAATAATAATTGATAATAGAATCAATATATATAAAAATAATTTCTTCATATCTTTATTTTTTTATTTATCAGCACATTTTTTCGCCAAATCAAGACCCTCTTTAAGACCATCGGCATAATTAAAAATATCATCGATAGTCTCAATGTCAATCCATTCATTCGTCTTGTAGTTATCCTTTGGCAAGCATATTTTTTTACTCCGTTTCCCTATATAAATGCGGCAAATCCACCACCATGTACTACCATCTATGTTCACGGAAAAATAAGTCTTGTAGTCGTTATATTGAATACGAGATACATCTACATACTGTCTCAATATACTGCGCACGATGTTATAGGCATCTATCTCCTCTTGTGTAGTAACTATACCTTTTTCTCGGTCTTGAAATACTACACCATCGGGAAGTTTTTCTTCATTCATTTCGTTCGGCTGTTGATTTTCATTCTCAACCCCCTGTGGCATTTGCTTTTCCTCCTTATTCTCATTCTTCATAGCCACATTCAAACGGTCGGATATAATATCGTTAATCACCGAAGCAATGGATTTCTTAACAATAGGTCTATATTGGTCCACAAGTTTTGCCGTATATTTCCCATCATTAAGATTACGGACAAAATAACGTGTAAATTCATCGTCCGGCATTTGGAAATTACGATTAAGCATTTCTTTTACTTGTATCGTGATTTGTAACTCTTGTGCCGTACTCAATATATCTTGCTCATTATAATAAGACTTATGAAACTTTTTCAGTTGCTCAATATCGTTGTCCGATAAATCGAGCATATTCACCACAAGGAACGGCTTTTCGTCCATTATGTTCACCTTTTCTAAATCTGTATAAAAGCGATATTCTATTCCATTCGTCAAGACCCCAAACCTAGCCTTTGAAGCGACAAAATATCTTTGTAACTGAGTGTCATGTAAATTCAAGTTTTGTTTACAATGCTTGCATTCTATAAGTAGTATAGGATTTTCGTCCTTCATTATGGCATAGTCTATTTTTTCGCCTTTCCTCTTAACTAAGTCACAATCCATTTCCGGTACAACCTCAAAGGGATTGAATACATCATATCCCAATGCTGCTATCATAGGCATTACAAAAGAGGTTTTTGTCGCTTCTTCCGTTGCTATGCTATCCTTCTGTTTAGCAATTTTCTCTACAATCTGTTGAATTGTATCTTTGAAATCCATATCTTATGCTGTTAAGATTGTTTCGTCAAAAGTATAATACAATAATCATTTATTAAAATATTTATACTCACACATTAGTTAAACTTTATTAACTCTATTCTATTTTATCAAAAGTATATGAATTTCATACACTTTTGTATATTTGCAAATGATGTGATGTTACATCTACCCCTTTTAATCGAAAAGACTCATGGCCGGACTTCATTTTGATATAACAGGCGACAATTCTAATTTTCTTCATAAACTACGAGAAGTAGAAACCGGAGTAACCAATACTTCTAAGGAAATAGAAAAAAATGGATTGGGCATAGAAGATATGTTCAACAAAATGACGAAAGCAGCTGCAGCTTTTGGGGCTGGCTTTACAGCAAAAGAACTTATCCAAAATATTATACAAGTAAGAGGTGAATTTCAACAATTAGAGGTCGCCTTTACCACTATGCTTGGAAGTAGTGAAAAGGCAAACGTCCTTATGGCTCAGCTCACAGAAACAGCCGCCAAAACTCCATTCGATCTACAAGGTGTTGCCAATGGAGCTCGTCAATTACTGGCTTACGGTACTTCTGCTGAAGATGTTAACGAGACTCTTATACGATTAGGGAACATTGCAGCCGGACTTTCACAACCTTTGGGAGACTTAGTATATCTCTATGGTACAACTATGACACAAGGTCGACTTTATACACAGGACCTAAACCAATTCACTGGACGAGGTATTCCAATGATAAAAGAACTTGCCAAAGAATTTGGAGTAGCTGAAAGTGAAATCAAAGGAATGGTAGAAGCTGGTATGATAGGGTTTCCAGAGGTTCAGAAAGTCATACAGAACCTTACCAACGAGGGTGGTATGTTCTTTAACTTAATGCAAGAACAAAGCAAAACCATTACCGGACAGATTTCTAACATAGGAGATAGTTTCTCGATGATGTTGAACGACATCGGCAAAGCGAATGAAGGTATTATCAATGATGCATTATCCGGAGTCTCTTATTTGATAGGAAACTATGAAACTGTCGGAAAAACCTTGCTTGAAATCGTCGGAACATACGGAGCGTATAAAGCTGCATTGATTACTATAACAGCTTTACAAAAAGTATATTCCGCCGTATTAGCTCAGTCCGCATTAAATCAAAGTCTTGCAGCAGCTTCAGGAATAACATTATCAAATGCAGAAGCTTTGGCTGCTACTCGCACGAAATTATTGCAAGTTGCGCAAGCTGCACTGAACAAGACTTTACTTGCCAACCCATATGTCTCAGTAGCAGCGGCAGTAGCAGCACTAGGTTTAGGCATTTATAAATTAGTCACTTATCAAACAGAAGCGGAAAAGGCACAGGAAAGGCTGAATGCTGCGGAAAAGGAATCTGAGAAAGCAGCCTTATCTGAGCAAAGGGAACTTGCTAAGCTCAATGGAGAATTGTCTTCATTAAAAGAAGGTACAGATGAATATAATACCGTCAAAGAAAAAATTGTTGCAGGATATAGCAAGTATTATGAAGGTCTAGAAGAAGAAATAAATAAGGTTGGACTCACAGAAGAAGCTTATGAAAAACTCACAAAAGCAATCACAGATTCTTACGGGGCAAGACAATACCAGCATTTCAAGTCGCAGCAGGAAGATTGGTTGGACAACATAATGTCCGATAATCTCGGAAAGATACAAGACCGCCTATATAGCGAGTTAGGAGATAAAGAAGGTGCAAAACTCTATTCACAAATCTACCATGCCATATTGGAACGAAGAGATTTGGATGCTGCGATCCAAGACAAACTAAATGAAATACAAGGCAAAGGTACGATTTTTGCGGATTCACGTATTGATACATATATCTCCAATATCCGAGAAGCGCAAAAAATAACAGAGGATTTAGATGAAAAGTTTGGCGTTACAAGTATAAATACCTCTCAACAGGCAGCAAATGAGCCATTTTCCACCGAAGGTAAATCCATCTCCCAACTTGAAGAAGAAATCAAGAAGGCTGAAACCTCACTTGCCTCATTAAAAAAGGCCCTTGCAGACGGCAGCGGCACGAAAGAAGCAGTGGAGCAACAAGAGGCTTATATCAAGTCGCTTCAAGACACTGTACTTGAACGTGAGAAAGATTTGAGGGTAATCAATGAAGTCAAAACACAAATCTCAAAATTAGAGAAAGAGCAGGGAGAAACTGTAAGCGGAAGCAAGGAATACAATGCGTTACAATCACGAATTGACGCACTCCGTGCAAAGCTGCCTAAAACAGCCACTGGATCGACTGACATAAACGCCTATACCGACCAGCTGAACAGGATTAAAGAACTCCGTAAAAAAAATGCAAGTGAACGAATACGACTTGATACGGATTTGGAGAACCAAGTAGAACAGGCTCGGATAAATGCGATGGAGGACGGCATAGACAAAGAAATGGCGCAACGTGAACTGAACAACAAAATAGAATTACAAGACATCGAAAGACAGAAGCAGGAATATATCCGTAAAATTACGGAGGCGCAAAGACAAATATTTGAAGCAGAGGAGAACGCCAAAGCCGCCAAAGATAAAAACTACAATAAAAAGACGTTTGACCCTTCCTCTGTCTCTGTTGATACATCGATGTTTGACAACATGTCAGAATACACCAAACAGAAGCAGGCCAACGAAACGTCAAATTATTATAACAATATTCTCGCCAAGTATCAAGACTATACAGCAAAGCGTTTAAGCGTTGAAAAGAAATACCAGAATGATTTAGCAAATCTGGAAAAAGCGGGAGGTACGGAGGCGCAAAAGGCTGAATTGTCCTATCAGCGGAAAGAAGCATTAAACGCTATTGATAAAGAATTTGCCATGCGTGAAGTTTCTTTCCAGACGTGGGCAAATAGTATAACAAATATGAGTTTGGACGAACTGGAACGGTTGCTTACCGAAGCGGAACAGGAATTAGCACGCATGGAAAATGAAGGAGGGACAAACGGAAACGAACTTGCAGTGCAGCGTGCAAAGGTAACGGCAACGAAAGACCGAATCGCCAATATAAAAAGTAAAGAAAGCACATCGCCGGATAAACGAAGTATTAAAGAGTGGCAGGAGTTGTATAAAACTTTATCTAAGGTAGAAAGAGAGTTTGAAGAACTTGGAGATACAATAGGGGGCACGGTCGGTGAAATCATATCCGCAGCCGGAAGTATCTCCTCTTCTACGTTACAAATGATTGATGGTATTGTAACACTTGCAAATAGTTCTTCTACTGCCATGTCAGGAACGGCCGAAGCTGCATCTACGGCAATTCAGAATGTAGAAAAAGCCTCCGTAATACTGTCGATTGTAGGTGCAGCCTTGCAAGTAGCAACAAAAATAGTAAGCTTATTTAAACAAGAGTCGTCGTATGAAAAGTACGAAGAAGCAAAGGAGGTGTACGAGTCATATATAGATATATTGGATCAGATAATCGAGAAACAATTGGAATTAGCCGATTCGCTGGCGGGA